TTTAGTATTGTTGTGGATGGAGTTATTGGGTAGTGTTTGTTAGTGGAATTTGATGTGTGATGATTAAGAATTTTATGGGTGTAGAATCCCAACAAAGAAGTTAATAGTAGTTGTAAGGACAAATTTAATAATAAGGTAGATTGAACTATGCTAATTTGTTTTGATTGGTTAGCATAGTTTTCTTGTGCTTTATTATTTAGTATAGAAGTGAGATTTGGTTGTGATTTTTTAGGTTAGTTGTTTAGTATTAGATTAGCAATATAATATTTTATATATGTTTATTTTAGAGAATACGATTTTAGGGTAGCTCCCTATTCTCCTGTGCGTATTCTCTTTTTTATTTTTTATATAAAGAAAACACAGGAGAAAACAAAATATACAGGAGGATGATTAAATGTTAATTACAAAAGAGGTAGAGGTTAAATTAAAGGGTTCTAAAAAATTATCTCATTATGAAGAAAAATGTTATGAAATACCATACAAAACAGATAAGTATGGTAGAAAAGTTATTGATTATAGTAAAAATTTAATAGTTAAAGTTGAAGATTTGCCTCCTTATAGTGAAGTTAAGGTATTAGTAAAATGTGATTATAATGAAGAAGGATGTAAAGGTACTTATCCGAAAAATGCAGGAGATTATATTAAAAATAATTTAAATTCTGTAGTACATAAAGATTGTTGCTCCAATAGAAAATGTCAAACAAAGAAAACAGCAGAATGCAATTTAGTTAATTATGGTTTTGAATATCATATTAATCAACCTGAATTTATTAAAAAACAGAAACAAACTAATTTAGAGAAATATAATTCTGAGAGTATTTTTGGTTCAAAATATTTTATTGAAAAAACAAAAGAAATTGTAAAAGAAAAGTATGGAGTAGATAATATTTCTCAAATTGAAGATGTTAAAATTAAAAAGGCAGAAACATTTTATAAAAACAGCACTGTTAGAACCTCAAGACAACAAAGATATATTCATCAATTATTTGGTGGTGAATTAAATTATTCTAATGACACACCAAGTTTAGATATTGGTTTTCCTGAAGATAAAATTTACATAGAAGTAAATGGATCAGGTCATGATTTATGTGTGAAAATGGGTAATATGACAGAAGAGGAATTTAAAAATAAAGAAATAAGAAGATATCAATATTTAAAAAGACGAGGTTGGAAAGGTGTATTTATTAATACAATTAGAGATTATTTACCTTCTGATGAAGTTTTATTAGAAGAATATAATAAGGCATTAGAATGGTTTAAATCTGATGAAAAATATCATTCTCATTATAATATAAATATTGGTGGATTTATTAATGATGACACATATGGGAAACTAAGAAGAATAACAGAAAAAGATTTAAAAATAGTTAGTTAAATAAGGAGCGTGGCTTATGCCAAGAAAAAAGAAAGAATCTACAACAGTAAAGTTACAAACTAAAAAAATATGTGATAATTGTAAAAGAGAATTAGCAATGGCTCAATACTATAATACAAATTCAGTATTATCAGTAGATGGGAAATTAAATATCTGTAAGGTTTGTGTTAGGTCTATGCTTGATTATAATAAAATAGAAACAGTATATAAGATACTTCAATTATTAGATATTCCTTTTATTTATTCATATTGGAGGTCTGCGGTAGAAAAAAATCAAGAAGATCCTTGGAGTATATATATAAGAATTGCCAATTCAAAATTAAATGAATTTAAAAAAGGAACTTGGAAAGATAGTAAATTTAAACCTGATAGTATTAATCCTGTGAAATTAAATATAGATCAAATAATTACTAGTAACAACCATTTTGATGTTACTAGTGAAATGATTTTAAAATGGGGAAATAAATATGATCCAGAAGATTATTATGAATTAGAACAATTTTATAATGATATGCAAAGAACAAATAGTATAGAAACAACTCAAGATATGATATATCTAAAAAAACTTGCAATTATTTCTTTAAAAATGGATAAGGAATTAGAAGAAGGAAATTATGATGAAGCTAAAAAATTAGGTGATTTATTTTCTAAATATATGGCAGATTCAAAGTTTCGTGCAATGGATAAAACAGATGCGGATAAAACAGGTGGAATAAGAAATTTTTGTACTATTTATTCTGAGGTTGAAAAAGATGGATTTATACCACCTTGGGAATATTATAGAAAAATAAAAGGTATTAATCAAGATATAGTAGATAAAACAATTATGCATATAGAAAATTTTACTTTAAAACTTAATAAAGCAGAGAAAATGATATTACCTCCTTTTGATACTCCTAAATTAGATTTAGATGAAATAGATACAGATAATGTAATAATAATTAATGATATTAAAGTTGATGGAGATGATAATAATAACATCTCAAAATAATTTTAGTAAAAAAAGCAGAAGTATTAAAGATAGTGATACATTTTCTAATCCTCAAAATTTTGAAACAAATAATATAAATAATCTACAAATAAAAAATTTTGAAAATATCAAAGATCAATGGAGAGAATTATGTAGTTATTTTAGGTGGTATCCCTGACAAATTTCTTGATTTTATTTCAACTCCTGATTCTAAAATACAATTATATTATTATCAAAGAGTATATTTAAGAATTATGATGAGATATAGAAAAGTTTTTTTAACTGCTACTCGTGGAACATCTAAAAGTTATCTTCAAAATTTAGCATTTATTTTAAAATGTATTATGTTTGAAAAAACTAAACTTTTTACATGTGCAGTAGGTAAAGAGCAAGCTGCAAAAATAACAGCAGATAATATAAATGATATATTTGAACATTACCCTCTTTTAAAAAAAGAAGTTAAAACATTTGTAGAAAATAAAGATTATACTAAATTAATATTTTACAATGGGTCAAAATACGATGTTGTCCAAATGCGTGATTCTACGAGAGGTGGTCGTAGGTACGGTGGGGCAATTGAAGAAATTTCAGATAAAAAATTTGATGGTAATATACTCAATGCAGTCGTAATACCCCTTATGGCCAATGACCGCATAGCTGCATGTAGTGGTGTTGATCCAGAAGAAATACATAAATGTGAATTATATATTACAACAGCAGGAACTCAACAGCAATTTTCTTATGAAAAAATGTCTGAAGTTTATCAAGATATGATTAATGGTAAATCAGCATTTTGTTTAGGCAATTCATATGAGTTACCTTGCATGTATGGTCAGTTAGATATAGATTTTATTGAGGAATTAAGAGAATCACCAACCTATAGTATTATGGATTTTATGCGTGAGTATCAATCTATTTGGACAGGTTCTTCTTCTGATTCTTTAGTGGCTGATGATAAATTACAAAAATCTAGAATAGTTGGAATTGCTGAATGGGAACATTGTGGAGATGATAGAGTTGATTATTGTTTAGCATATGATGTTAGTCGTAATGAAGGTGATGAAAATGCTTTATCATGTTTAGTAGTTATAAAAATGACTCCTAAAGATAACGGAGATTATATTAAAGAAGTTGTAAATCTGTTTTCTATGGAAGGGCAACATAGTTTATTACAAGCAAAATTTTTAAAACAAAAAGTAAAAGAATTCAAAGCAAGAATTTTAGTAATTGACGCGAATGGCCTTGGAGTTTCTGTTGTGGATCAGTTAGTTCTTGATTTAAATGATGGCAATCCACCATATAGTGTTGTTAATGATCCTGATTATGATAAGTACAAATTAAATAATAGTATATCTATGGTTTTTGCATTAAAAGCACAAAATAAAGAAACTAAAAATAGTGATATGATAAATCATTTTATGCAAGTATTTAATAAATTAGATGTAGGTCTTTTAAAAACAGAATATGAAGGTATAAAATCTTTAGAAAAAAAATTAAAACATAAAATTAAAGATAGTGAAGAATTAGCTAATGCTCAAATTCCATATGTTTTAACTGGTAATTTATGTGAAGAAATTATGAATCTTACTTATAAACAAGCAGGAAATGAAACAAGAATTGATAGAGTTTCAAGGTCTATTCAAAAAGATAAATTTTCCGCATTAATGTATGGTTTATATTGGATTTATTTACAAGAAAAGAAAAATAAAATAAAGAAAAAAAATACCAACATCTCCCCTTCATCATATTTTGCAATAGCAAATAAATCATCAAGAGCAAGAAGATAGATTGTAAATATAAATAATAATTAATATAATTAAATTAACAGAAAGGAGGTTTTACATTTTTAATGTCAGAATTAGATCAAAACCTCTCCCCTACCCTATTCTCATTAAAAAAATCATGGGATTCAGCTAAAAACTTTTCCCTTTCAAGAATAGGTGGTTTATTTAAAAATAAACAAAAAAAATTAAAAAATGTAACAATTGATAAAATAAAATTATGGCTAGAAAATCCACAAAAATATCAAAATGAGATACTTGATTTATCAGATAATTTATATGCACCTGAAGGTATTTATAAAGTTTTAGTAAATTTAACTACAAACATGGCAACATTAGATAATTATCTTCAACCTGATTTTTATACAATGCAAAAATTAAAAGAAGAAATTGCTAATCAAACTTCAAAAGAAATGACTGAAGAAGAATCTCAAGAAGTAATAAATAAACTTCTAAAAAATTTTAATAATGAATTTAATACTGTTAGAAAATATATTGATAATATTGATATAAAGAAAACTGGACGTAGAATTATAGAAAGTTTAGTTAGATATGGTGCTTATTGTGGGTTTGAAAAAAATGATGGTAATTTTCCTTATCTATGGGATTTGCCCATTAAATATGTTAGATTATATTCGATAAAAAATGGACAATTTTCCGTAGAATTTAACTTCAAATATTTTGAAGATTTATCTAGAGATAATGAATTATCTGAATTTGCTTGGAGTATTTATCCTGATGAATTTAAAATATTATATGATAAATATAAAACTAATTCTGATAGATCAAGATATCCAGAATGGCAACCTTTACCTAGTGATAAAGTATGTTGTATTAAATTAGGTGGAGATAATGATACTTTCTTTTTGCCTTTATATAGTCAATTGTTTACTGAGTTATTTTTATTAAATGATTTAGTTGATGAAGAGATTGAGAGTTCTAGGGATGATAAGGTGAAAATGATTGGAATTGAGTTTCCACATGATCTAGAAACTGGGATTCCTTTAATAGAACCTGAAAGAGTCCATGAATGGGTAAACGTTGTTGCCAACGGACTCCCAGAGAGCATTTCTGTGGTGGGGTGTCCGTATAAATTACAAGAAATTCCATTTAAAAGTGTTCAAAATGAAAAAACGAACTTAGCTGAATTTACTAAATCAATGGCATATATGCAAGCAGGTGCTAACCCTTTACTCCTTGGTGGTTCAAGTACAAATTCATCTGTTGGTATTACACAAAATTTAATATATATACAATCTATTGTATTCTCAATGCTTGATAAAATTCAAAGTTGGTTTAACTATCGTATTAGCAATGTTAATTTAAGAAAGAAATATACTTTTAGATTAAATATATGGAAAACAACTTGGTTTAATCAAAAAGAGCAGATTGAAAATGAGTATAAGTTAACTACAATTGGAGGGTCTCTTAATATTATTACGTCAAAAATTGGTAATGATAGTGATTGTTACAACGCCTCATTGGAATATGAAAATCTTGTTAAATCTAAATCAAATTGGATACCTCCTACTAACATGAATCAATCTGGAAATTCAGATGATAAAGGTGGAGCACCAGAAACAGATGACCCAGCAGATAATACAATTATTTCTCAGGACAAAGAAAATAATAATAGGTAATTTTTTAAGTATCATAAAGAAGGTGATTATTATAAATTTCATTCACTGTTTTTCAGAAGAACTAAAAAATAAATTGCTCCAAGAAGGATTTAAGCTATTATCTAAAAATAATAGTTTTTTTATTTTTGAAAACTCCACTATTACAACATTTAACTTTAAACAAATAGATAAAAAACAATTTGTTTTTAGTAATAAAATGACTTTTTAAAGGAGGTGAAAATTATTGCTAAAATAATGTATCTTAATTATTCTTCATCATTTGATAAAATAACTGAAATAAATTCTTCTTTTGATACAGGCATACTCAAAATTGCATATCATGGACTTAATAGAAATAATAGTTTTATTTCAAAGGAAAGTTTTGAAAGAAATATTAAAAGTATGTACAATTGTCCTATTGTAACTAATTATAATAGGAATATAACTGATGAAAATGGTAATAAAGGTGATTTTGGTTCACATGATGCACATTTAGAAGTAGATACAGATGAAAATGGCAATATTCAATCTGTTGAGATTGTAAATGATACATATCCAATTGGTGTAGTTTATGAAAGTGCAGATTATTGGTGGGAAGAAATTGAAGACGAATCTGGAATGCACGAATATCTCTGTACTAATGTAATTTTATGGAAAAGACAAGATGCATATAATAAATTAAAAGAAGATAAAGTTTTCAATCATAGTATGGAAATTGAGGTTTCTAATGGTAGTTTTTCAGATAAAGGTTATTATGAAATTATAGATTTTCAATTTACAGCATTTTGTATATTATCTAATTCGGTAGATCCATGTTTTGAATCAAGTAGTATACAATTATTTAATAAACAAAATTGCAATGAGCAATTTACTCAAATGATGAAAGAATTAAAAGAGATTTCTCAAGTTTTTTCAAAAAATCAATCTTCTTCATTAGAAGTTGATAATATTAAGAAGGAGGTAAATAATATAGTGGATGAAAAATTAGAATTATTGAAAAAATATAATCTTACTATTGAAACAATTTCATTTAATATTGATGATTTATCTTTAGAAGAAATTGAAAGTAAGATTAAAGAACAATTTTCTCTAAGCAATAGTCAGTTAATGACAGAAATTGATAAAATTCTTCAAACTATGACAGAAATGAAGAAAAATTATTGGGGAGAGTTAGTTGAAAGACGTAGTTTTTATTTAATGGATTTAAAAGATGAAAATGCTGTTGTAGTTACTAATAGTTGGGATACATATTATGGTGTTCCTTATAGTTTAAATGGGGATATTGTAACTTTAGATTTTGAAGCAAAAGTAGAATTTATTCCTGATTGGAGACCAAAACAAGCAGGTGATAATGCTACATTCACTAATATTGACGAAGTTATAACTTCTGAATTTGAACAAATTAAACAAGATACTGAATCTAAAATTGCTGAAGTTAATGAGAAATTTACTATTTTAGAAACTGAGAAAAATGAAATCCAAACTAAATTAGATACAATTACTGTAGAATATGAAAAAGCAAATCCTGAATTTGAAAATATTAAATCTAAAGTAACAGAATATGAAAATAATATTTCAACTTTAACTGAACAATTTAACTCTCTAAAAACAGAAAATGAAACACTTGTTAATTCAAATGAAACGCTTACTCAAATTAACTCCACTCTTCAAGAATTTAGATCCAACATAGAACAACAGCAACAAGAAGCATTTGAAGCACAACAATTACAACTCAAAGCAGAATTAATTGAAAACTTCTCAAAAGTATTATCTGCCGAAGATATTAAATCAGTAGATGATAAAAACTTGTCTCTTGAAGATATGGATAAGGAATTTAAACTTATGTATGCTTCAAAAGAATTATCTGCAAAATTTGCAAAGAAAACTAAGAAAACTGAAACAGAGATTCCAATTTTTAATTTTTCAATTAAGAAAAAAGAAGATTGGACTTCATTAATACCTAAGAAATAATAAAATAAAATTAAGGAGGAATTAACTTATGGCTAATGTAAATAATGTAGTAACTGGTAGATATGGTATTGTAAATCTTCGTAAAGTAGCAGGTGTGAAAACAGGTGAACATAACATTCAATATGCTTTAAATGCAACTGATTTTGCTGCTACTGCATGTCAGAATGGATTTCTTTTAGTGGAAGAACATTACACAAAAACTCTTGGACTCCCTTCTGCTGCAACTGACAGAGTTGGTTTAGTTGCATGTGTGGAAAAAATGTATGATGAAAGTGATATGTCTTTAGGTAATTTTAGACTTAATCTTAATGAATATTTGCCTAGAATTTATCGTTTGCAAATAGGTGATATGTTTGACACCAATAACTTTAAATATGATGATGGAGACTATGCTAACTATGCTGCTATTGTTGCTACTATTACTGCTGGTACTGCTGTTTATGCATATCCTTCCACTAATGGTCAAATTGAATTAGAACCTATTCAAAATGCTGGTGCTGCTGTTGAATTGCAAGCAACTAGAGTTGTAACTTTACCTGCTGGAGAATCTGGTTTAATGTTTGTTTGTACAAAATCCTAATAGTAATAAAATATAAATATAATAATTAAAGGAGGAATAATTTAATATGGAAAGAAAATATTTTGAATTAGCCAAAGCTACATATAATAGAAATGATTCAATTGTAGATGATATTGTATATACTTCTGCTGAAAAAAATGAGGCATTAAGAAATGCTTTTAAAGAATTAGTACCAGATGGTAAAAATAGATACAAAAGTTTCCGTAAAAACAAGAATGAAATTTTTGAATTAGTTGAAGAAAATGTTGATGAAATTCTCCCTAAAAGAGTTGATGATGCTTATGGTGGTTTTGTTGAATATCAGATTTTAGATCAAGGGCAAAAACCTAAATTTAAAACTAAAAAGGGTAAAAGGGGTTTGCTTAACTTTATTACCAAAGTTGGTTTAGGTGGTGTAATTGAAAGAACAAGATTAGATGTTGATTATATTAATATGACCATGGAAGCATTTGGCGGTGCAGTTTATGTCGAATTTGAGCGTTTTTTAGACGGGGTTGTGGACTGGACTGATTTAATTAATGCTATCGTAGATGGTATTATGGAAAAAATTAATCTTCAAATTCAAACTACTTTAATTGCTTCATTTACTGGTTTATCTGCCAATATGAAAGTACAAGCTAATGCTTTTGTTCCTAGTCAAATGGGTCAATTGATTACCAATGTTCAATCATATGGCGATAATGTAGTTATTTTCTGTACTCCTACTTTTGCAGGTACTATTGAAGAAACACCTGGATTTGTTAGTGATATGGATAGAACTGAACGTAGGGAATTTGGTAGAATTGGTAAATTTAGAGGTGCAAGTGTAATTGTATTGCCTAATGCTTTTGCTGATGATACTAATACTAGTAAAGTATTGAGTGATCAATATGCTATTATTGTTGCAACAAATGAAAGTAAAATTGTTAAGGTTGCTTTTGAAGGTGAAACTATTGTTAGGGAAACTGAAAATTCTGATATGAGTATAGATTTCGAAAGTTATAAGAAATTTGGGATCACTATAGTTTATAGCAATTACTATTCAATGTATAAAAATGTTGCGTTATAAGGATTTATTATTGTTTTACATAATCTAAATATATTTAAATGTTTATCTAATAAAGGAGTGTAAAATCACTCCTTTATTTTATTTTAAAAATATAAATAGAATTGAGATGATTATATTAGAAACAATTAATTCACAAATCATTACAAGCGACATGAAATATCCAGGAATCTATTTAATTATAAATTTAGTAAATAATAAATTTTATGTTGGCAGTGCTAAAAATATATGGTCACGTAAATTAGGGCATCTTAGAGATTTAAAAAATAATAAACATAAAAATAGTTATTTGCAAAATTCTTATAATAAATATGGTTTGCAATATTTTATAATAGTTTTATTAGAAAAAGTAGAATCTGAAAATGATTTAATTATAAGAGAGCAATATTGGATAGACACATTAGATGCTACTAATAAAGATATTGCTTATAATATATGTCCTACTGCTGAAAGTACATTAGGTCGTCATCATTCAGAAGAAACTAAAATAAAAATGAGCAAATCAATGAAAGGTATTAAACGTACAGTTGAAGGTAAAAGAAATATAAGTTTATCTCAAAGCAAACCTATAATTCAATGCACAATTGATGGTAGATATATTAAAGAATGGGAAAGTGCTGTTTATGTTTCTAAAGTATTAAATTTATCTCAAACTAATATTTCTAGAGCATGTCTTCATAATAATAATTATGCACATAATTATTTATGGTTTTTTAAATCTGAGTATGAACAAAAAGATTTTAATATAAGTAAATTTATACCTAATATTGGTAAAAGGATTAATCAATATACTTTAGATGGTCAATTAATTAAAACGTGGGATACATATAAAGATATAATTATAAACTCTAATATTAGGACAACTTATCTTCTTGGATGCTGTGAAGGAACATATAAATCTCATAAAGGCTTTATCTGGAAATATGCATCATAATATCAACAAATCAACTAAATAAAACAACAAAACAAAATTTAAATATAAAAAAGGATGATTTATTCTTATGGCAAAAACAACTCAATCTAAAAATCAATCAAACGATTTCAACACAATTGATCCAGATACCAAAGTAAGAATAATCAATAATTCTAACTCTAGAATTCATTGGATTCAATTAAATGGCAGACCTATTAATTTAATGAAAATTGCTGCTCCTGCTTCATTGCCATATGTAGAATTAGAAAATATGGCTTATACTAGCGATTTAATTCAAACAGGAGATATTTATGTTCCAGATAAAAAAGTGTTTAATTCATTAGCAATTCTAAATTTGAAACATGAAGATATAAAACTGCATTCTGAATTAAAACGTATGTTAGCAAATTTAGAAGCAGAAGAATTGAAAGAAGAAATTTCAAAACTTCCAGATGGTAATAAGGAATTATTAGCTGAATTAGCAATTGATGAATATAGCAATTTAAAAGGATCTGTAATTGACACTATTGAGGATGAAACAAAAGTTAAAATTTCACTTATGAAAGAGGATGAAAAAGCGAATAAAGAAAACCAAGAGAAAAACAAAAAATAAATATAAAGAGTTGATTACATGGGTACTTCTTACGATTTAATTTTTCAGAAGTTTATGCACGAAATTAATGATTTTGATTTAACTTCTTTAAATGAAGAACAAATGTTGACAGAAAATAAATTAACTTTATCTAAAGCAGTAACATCATTTAAAAAATGCAAACAATTATTAACTAGAGATGATGAATTAGAGGAATTTACAAATGATTTAACAGAAGAAGAAATGTGGATACTTGCAGATTATATGAGAAAAGTTTGGTTAGATGAAAAAATAAATAATGGTGAATTACTAAAATTAAGATTGACAGATAAAGATTTTAAAACTTTTAGTCCTGCTGATTTATTAGGGACTATGAGCAAGTTAAAATTAATTTATGATAAAGAATTAAAATTAAAAGTTAATGATTATCTATATGATGGTTATTTATACTCTAAATTTTATAAATCTGGTGGTTAATTATTTGTAAATAAATATAAAGAAAAGGAGGTTTTAATATGAGAGATTTTAAATATAGCATACCTTCAGCAGAATCTTTCACGGGAATTACCGCTGGAACTGTAATAGCTTCAAAAGC